GTCTGCATTCAGCGCTTGTATGAACGTTCTTAAACCTCAAAAAAAATCATAAGTCATGATTGATATTGCACAAGCCCTTATTGATGCAGGCAAAAAATACAAGAAAGAACTTCTTGCTATGCCTGTAGCTGCACTGGCTGAAGTATTCCCATTTATTACCATTGTAACAGGTTTACAGGGTAAAATGATCGGAGGGATCCTTTCAACCGATGCACAACTTCGACCTTATCGCACTGCGAAAGGTGAAAGTGATGGTACCAAAATTGTTGCCTTTGAATGGGAAACCTTCCTGGGCGATGTAGTCAAAGAATTTGATCCCAATGTTCTGTTAGGTACTTTGTACACCTCACCAACGGCTACCAAGCCAACTGACACGCAAATTGCCAGGCTAGTTGCTTTGGAAATGGCTAAAAAAGTAGGTGAAGCCCTTTACGATAACTTGTTTATCGCCAAACGTAATGCAGCTGGTGACCATACCGCAGATTTGTTCAATGGTTATTCATCTTTGATTTCTTCTCAGGTTGTTGCTGGAATTCTTTCTCTTGCCAACAAAAACTTCATCGACAACAGTGGCGTTAAAATCACTGCTGACAATGTAGGCGATGTATTGAAAGCATTCTGGAGAGGTCGTAATCCACTTCTGAAGAAACTGGCTGTAAATTTTTACATTCCTACCACGGTGATGGAAATGTACGAAGACTGGTTCCAGGTTGAATATGGACATGCTCCATGGAACTCCGGAATTGAGCAGAAAACCCTGGTGGGAACCGGTGGCAAGTGTACCCTGGTACCTTTCCCCAACATGGAAGGACAACCTTACATGTTCATATCTATCAAGGACAATGTGAAAATGGGCGTTGACCAGATGAGTGATGCCGAAACTGTTGAAATCCGTCGGGTTGACAATCCTAAGGTTGTTCAGTTCTTCATGAAAGCTTACTTCGGTGTAGGTTTCGAAACTTTCGACAAAACTTTCTTCAGTGCCATAAAGATCAGTATCGATCCTGTTGCCAACTTCGCCAACAGCGCTGTTGCTGCTACCACTGCCAGCTTCACCTGGACTGCTGCCGAAAATGCAACCTCCCTGAAAATTCAGAAAAGTGTTGATGCAGGTGTAAACTGGACTGATGCTACTCATGCTGCTATTGCAGTTGGTGCAGCTACCATACAGGTAACAGCATTGGTAACTGCCACTACTTATAAGTTTCGTTTGGTTGTCGCTGATGGCCTGAACAACGGAACTTCGAACATCGTAACTGTAATCACTGCTTAGTTATGGGACTATTTACTGACATGACATGGGCCGACGGGCAAGCAAACCCGTCGGGTATAGCAACCGAATTGTTTTATATCCCTAAATCGGATATCAAAACATTTCCGGTGGTTGTAGCTGGTCCTGCTACGCCATTGGCCAACGTGCTGTTGGCAGGCGATTTTGGACTATTTCCTACAAAAACCTGGTTTAGGCTACATTCTACGCAAGGTAAAGGTGAAGTAAACTTCGAACCAACCGGCGAAAAAGAATGCAAGGTATTTCTGAACAAAGGAAAATTCAGTTTTCCTGACATCAGCGATGCTGCTAGGAGTCACGCAAAGGTTACGTTGAATTCGAGCATGATTTATATCGCTAAATTGCCACACTCCAGCGAAAAACGTTACGTAGTATTGGGCGACATTGATTACGACAGCGAAGTGAAGATTTCGGGCACATCTGGTGGCGAACCTGGGAGCGCGAAAGGTTTGACTATTGAAGTTGAAGTACCTTGCTTTACTCCGCTTCCAAACTACGATGGAGTTATCCTTCTTTCTAACGGTTCTCTCGACTGTACAACCGGTGTATTTACGCCAATTGTGTAAAATTTCATTTTAATTACAATAAACCCCGGTTCGGTTCATCCGGATCGGGGTTTTTAAATAATCAGAAATATGAACGATTTAAATAATACAGAACAATACGCGAAAGAAATTAAAGCCTGGTTGGAATCAGGTAAGGATTTCAATGCTGGGTATCTGCTTTTCGTGCGTTTCTCCCACAACAGGGCCATGGCTTTGCAATTTGCCCGTAAAGGTGCAGCCATGGCTAGCAAGCTGGAATACGAACTGCAAAAGATACTCGATCGCGGTGTGATCATCGATGCACCGGTGATGCCAATCAAAACAGTGATCGTTGCCCAGGAACATGCTCAGTATTTAGCTGCTTCCGAAGGATTGATTCTGCATCATGAAAAAAAGACAGACCTGATATCGGGTAAAATCAATCCTGATGAACTTCCGGAACCCATGAAGCTGTTGTTCGATTTTAACAGCGAAAAACACAAGCTCATGCGTGCGCTTCACGAGAGAATGAAGCTGGCCAAAAAAGATGGTGAAAGGGCTGAAATCCGCAAAGAACTCGTTTCTCTTGATGACTTAGTTTCTGCCAACTGGAAGCTCATCGACTTTTTCTTAGAAACTGGGAAGATCCCTGAATCTGCTCCCGATAAGGATCCCGAATCCTACAAGGAAATCAATGCTGCACGCTCTTACCTTTCGCGTGGAATCAAAGGCATCGAAAAATTAACAGGCGAAAAACACGAAAAGATGATCGCTGAACTCAAACTTCGCTATGCATTCCTGATCGAAGCCAAAGCGGATGTGAAGCCTGCAACTTTAGAGGCATTGCAAAAACTTGGAATCGCTTAACCATTCGCATCCGCAGCCCCACGACCGGCATGTCATTGGTAGGCACGAAGCAATCTCACCAATTTTATGAAAAGGCTGATCCAATAGGTTCAGCCTTTTTTTAATATGTACCGAAGATTCTATCTATAACTGAATTTGAAATGTATTGGAGTTTTGAGGATAGTTCTGTCAATTACGCCAATTACGCCAATTACGCCAATTACGCCAATTAGTATTTTTAACCTTCAATAGTAAAAAATTGAACTCTATTGGTAAAAAACACCAATGGCGTAATTGGCGTAAATGGCGTAAATGGCGTAATTGACGGAACGATCGAAACTGTTTGTCAGATATTGCCTCAAAATTACTGCTTTTAAAAATTAGTATCTGTCCTTCCTTAACCTATCTTATTGCTGCAAATTAGCATCATGAGCCGTAAATGCAATCTTGATAAATTTCGCGATGTACTGTTCTCCGATATCAAGGAGTCAGATCACCTGTTGCCCGTTGAGATTGATCAGCTCAAGCGCTACCGTGCAGCCTTTCATCTCTCCCTCGAAACTCCTTTTATAGCTGATATCAAGCTGCGTGATTTTTTGGTAAAAGAATTTAAAATATCAGAAAGCCAGGCTTACCGCGATATCGGTAACATCAGGATCTTACTTGGAAATGTCCGCAATGCCGGCAAGGAATGGATCCGTTATCTGGTCAATGAAACCCTGAAGGGAGCCATCACCGATGCCAAGAAAAAGAAATATCTCAAGGAACGCATAGCAGCTGCCGGGTTACTCGGAAAATACAACCGGCTCGACAAAGAAGACGCCCTCGAAATCCCCTGGGATGAGATCATTCCTATTTCCATCGAGCCAACATCAGATCCTACGGTTCTGAAAATAAAACCGCTTGCCAACAAAGAGGAAGAGATCCGCAAGATGTATGAAAAATACAAGGACGATATTGAATTGGAGTATGTTGAATATGAAGACCTGAGTAAAAATGACGATTGAAACCAAAAAAGTATATTTCAATGATCCCCAGCTTGAGTTCCGATATACAGCAGCTCACACCAGTTCATTTGTTGGAGGTCGTCGTATTGGAAAATCACGCATTGCCGGCCCTTGGTTGCTCCGTAATTTGCAATACATGCCCCGAAGTGCCGGTGGCATTATTGCATCAACTTTTCAGCAGGCATTAACCCGAACTTTGCCGGGAGTACTTTCCAGCTGGAGGGATATGGGATTCAAGCGCGATGTTCATTACGTCATCAATAAACGCCCGGATAAGTCGATGGGCTTTAAATCGCCTATCGACGAACCGGCATCGTTTGATCATGTGATATCCTGGTACAACGGTTCTGTTCAGTATCTCATCTCTCAGGACGTTCCCGGATCTTCCAACTCGCTTACCCTTCAGTACCTGTTTGGTGATGAAGCCAAGTTTCTTAACTTCGATAAACTGAAAGACGAAAGCCTTCCGGCCAATGGTGGTTTTAAAGGACCGTGGGCCAATTGCCCCTGGTTGAATTCCATGCTCTGGATGTCCGACATGCCAACGACCAAGAAAGGATCCTGGTTCCTTTCTTACCGTGATAAGATGGATCCCGAACTGATCAACATGATTCAGTTTATGGTGAAGGAAGTTTGGAGACTGAATCAATTACCTCAAAATACCTATACTCAAAAGCTGATTGTAGAATACAAGACACGTCTGGCCCAATTCCGTAGCGTTGCCGTTTATTATCGCGAGTGTTCATCCATTGAAAATATTGAACTTCTGGGAAAGAAATACATTGCCCAGATGAAGCGGGATCTTCCACCCCTGGTATTTCAAACTTCTATTCTATGCATCAGACCCGGCAAACTCAAAAACGGCTTCTATCCCAGCCTTAAAGATGAGCACTATTACACCGCCTTCAACAATTCCTACCTGCTCAACCTTGATTACGACCTTGAGAAAGCAGCTCAGCAGGATTGCAAGCAGGATGGTGATGTTGACCTGGATAAACCGCTGTATGTGGCCTTCGATTACAATGCTGATATCAACTGGCTGGTAGTTGGCCAACCCGATGGACTAAAGGCGAAGGTGCTCAAATCATTTTACGTCAAGTATGAGCGCAAATTGCGTGAGGTAGTCGATGATTTCTGTAACTATTACCGTCATCACCGCACAAAAGATGTGGTTTATTACTTCGACAACACAGCCCTGGGTTCCAACTATGCCGTCAATGATGAAGACTTTGCCTCTGTCATCTGCTCCCAGTTCACCAAGAACCGCTGGACCGTTCACCGCGTACACATTGGCAACCCATTGCGCCATTCTGAAAAGTACCTGATCATTGACCAGGCATTGAAAGGTCAGAAGTACCTCTATCCGCAAATCAACTCATCCAACAATGAAGCCCTGATCTTGGCACTTCAGCAAACAGGCGTCAAGATAGGCCCTCGTGGATGGCAGAAAGATAAGTCAGGAGAGAAGCTGGCCGAAACTGAGGAAGATTTACTCCAGTTCCGCACAGATGGCACTGATGCCTTCGATACGCTATTCCTCGGCCTCGTTCTCTATCCTCAGGTTATTTTCTCCGCTGGAATTGGAACCGGAATGTTGGGAAAGAAATAAGTACATAAAAAAGGCGAGCAGATCTGCTCGCCTTTTTTATGTACCTGTTTTTTCTTATAAGGTTCAATACTGGTAGGGGTTTTGGCTAAATTGAATTGTAAAAAATCAACCTTTTCATTTTCCGTATTCTGCACCTTTTCCGACTATCAGCGCTTTCGCATCTATCCATAATCAAAACCCTGATTTTCAGCCCTAAAATACATAATTTTGCGGATTCATTCCCTTTTATCACACGGATGACCCCGCGCCGCCCTGCTCGAAAATGGTGATCACAGGGTTGGGATTTCACGTAATATGGCAGGGGGTGACCATAATAATTAGATGGTTTTTTATCGGTGATTACGTGTTTTTTAACCTGCTTTGGTGTGCATTGTTAAACAAAATCATCAATCAAAACTGCATGAACTCTTGGGTTCAGACCATAGGACGCCCACTGAACGCTCCTAATAATAAGATAAAAAACAGTACTATATAAGTACTAAGATGACGGTTTTAATACTTTTACAGTACAGATACAGATCTTATTGTATCGAGCGCCTGGTAGTAGGGCAGTGGGAGGCCTGTACTAAATCAATAAACCCACTGTATAAGCGGGTTCTTTTGTTTTCAATTAAAATTATGTATCTTGCCCGGATAAACCAAAAATCAATACAATGAAAAAATTATTAATCATGTTCTTAATATTACCTCTCTTTACTATTGCCCAAGTTGATCACATTGTGGGCAAAACCTACTTTGATACACCGGTTTATTCAAATCAAAATGAAAAATACATTGGCAATTTGCCTATTTGGACATCGGTGATCATTGAAGATGCTACAAAGAAGTATTATATTATTCAATATGAGGATGGTCATGGCTATGTTGGTCGGTTCAATGTAAAATGCGAAAATAAACAATTGAAGGAATTAAAAATTTTTAGACTCAATAACCCACTAACCATAAAGCCAATTTCAAAACAGATCAATGATTCACTTTTGAATACTGAAACGGTAAAAATTAACACTTTGCAAATGATTGATGACAAATACAAGTATGAGATTGACCACATCAGGTATTGTGCAGGGAGGTATAATAAGCAAGTAATGACTAGTTATGTGTTTTCTTTAATTGGCGCAATTGTTACTACCGGAGGTGCATTTACTGAAAAGCCAAAGATACCCGTAGTTGTTGGTGCCGGGTTGGGTTTGATTGGCTCTTTCTTAATTATAGATAGTTATAAATGGATGAAAAAAATGTACGTTGGTCCTGATGGTGTAGGGATAAAATATAAGTTTTAGAATTAACACAACTTTACCAAACAAAAAAAACCCGCTCAATCAGCGGGTTTTTTTGTTTCTGACCTTTGAGCAATTTGGTAGCAAATATCTATTTTGTACTTTAATTAAAAATAATATCAAAAAAGATAAAATAAATTGTAAAAACTGCATTTAATATCAATAAAGATATTAACTTTGAGCACACAAAACAATTAAAGCTGGCGGCAACAGTCACAATGCGGTAAAACAAGATGAAAGCATTAATAGCAATTACACAGTCGGGTATTGAAATTCCAATTTCAATCGAAATTAAACCAAATTATCGTATTCAGGAAAAAGCAACTTTCAACGGAAAAGAATATCCTTGCGAGTTGAGCAAAGCAAAAGAAAAAGGAGTGTATATCCCAACGATCTTATTCAGTTCAAATTCTTTGTTCCTGAAAGAAAATTTTCCCCAGTTGGTTCAAAGAAAAGAAGATATTCATGTCAAATTAAACCAGGATTGGAAACCGGTTATTGAAGAACTCAAATTAAAACAGGCAGAAATCTGGAAAGAAGAAGCTGAAAATCTTATATTGCCTGGAACATTAGAATTAAAATATCATTCATTTGATAAATGGTCAATACTTAATTCTGAAATTCCTCATTATCTTATTCAGTTTCATTCGGTTCTTTCAAATCTCAATGAATTGAATCATCGTGATTTTACCCCAACGTCATCAGATTACGATGATTATAATAGCTGGGACTTCTATACAATTTCGTATGCAGATGTGGTAGAAAATATCAGAAAGAATCTTGATATCAAGGAAGCGGAACAAATCAGAATCAATCACAGAATAGAGATCTCTAAAAAAGTAGAGGACGATAAGAAGGCTGAGTTGTATAAAAATGTTGCTAATGTTGAAAAATCAAAGGTAAGAACTTCGCCTGGCTCTGATGGGGATGATTACGAACAGGATATAACAATCACTATGAAGTCGGGTAAATCATATAAATTTAAAGCCCGTAATATTTTTGATTTTGGATATGTTCTTAATCCTACCTTCATTGAAGGTGGTGGAATGCTGATGGATGTTGAAGCCTTCATTGTAAATAACAATTACTCATTCGATACTGAGGACAAGAAAGAACAGTATAGAACAGCGAACCCTACTCAAAGCGGATGGATATGGAATAGGTATAATGAGCCTTCAATCCCTGTTTCGTTTGAGGAGTTGGAAGCTGCACATGTTGCAATGCGTGAAACAAGAAACCTAACTGGAGTAAGATTATGAAAACATTGTATCTACCTGAAATGCTTGAGCTTTCGAAAGAAGAGCTCGAAAGAATTATTGAAAAAGCAAAAGAACAACCTGATTCTCCGTCAAAAGTTTCATTGTTAGAAAAACTAGAACAAATTAAAGATAGGCATGATAAAATATGAAGTTGGTCAAAGGTTTCCCAACGAAAAATACTTGGATCGTGGGGAAATTACGGTAGCATTAATCAATGAAAAGTTCTTTGATGTTATTGTGTGCATATCAGGCATCACAAGCAAAGAAGCGAAGGGATTTAGGAAAGGAAGTTTTGAAATTAGCTTATTTGAGAAACACAACATTCCGTTTGTAATTTTTGATTTTGGCGAAGGATTCAGTTTTGATGTGTCTCTGGACATTCACAAACTGACAGATGAACAGACAGACAAATGGTTGAATGAACAGGGCAATGTACTGAACATGTTTCTAATTGATGCTACAACCGGAAACCTGGCAGCTATGAGAATGGTAGGGGTTTCTTCATCGCTGGAAGGTTCGATCCGTGACATTTGCGAACTTCAATCAGAAATGAGGGCGGAAGAAGTTGAACAAAAACTAAATGGAATTTTATCGGTTGTATCAACAAAAGAGATGATCAAGCAAAGAAAAATGAAACAAATATTTAAGTAGCAATATGACTAATTCAGAAGAGATAATTGCGAAACTGAAGTTAATTGCAAAAGAAAAGGGTATTACTACCTATAAGCTTGCAGAACTCACCGGTATGAAGCAATCAAACATTGCCCGTGTATTTTCAGTGAAGTATCAGCCGAATCTGAAAACGTTGTGCGAAATAGCGAAAGCATTGGGTGTTGAGATTGAAATAATCGAACCATAGTGGAATTGAAATATGGATTATCAATATTATCTATTCTAATCGCACCAATTTGGATGGAGAGCCCCGCAGAAATGTGGGGCTTTTTTTATTTATTCGCTTTTCTTTTGTCCTTTTCTCTCCCTTCTCCCGCCTCTATCTTGCTGTCCTAATATACTAAGCAATGATACACAGCTCTAAAATTCATGAAATCGTTCAGAAAGGTGAGTTCTCCATTGAATTCGTTGCCCAATCCGGTGAAGTAATCAGTTCCCCCCGTGTAATCTGTACATCCTTCCATTCCAAAGGCCGGACCATGAACCTTAAATTCTGCGATTCAACTCAGATCCGCACTGTCCGCCGTTGCACCATCACTCACATTAATAACCAGGAGGTTTACTTATGAATATCATTAACATGGGCGGGTTGGCTTACCTGCCCGAGGCAAAGGCCATTGTTGCGCTGCGCCCCAGTGACGAATTATACAAAGAGCCTGACACTACCATTAATGTTGGCAAATACAAAAAGATCGTTCCCTGGGGCAATGACAACGCATGGCCGCAAACTGTCATTCTCAATTCACAGAAAAGCGATATTGTTGCTGCGAACATTGAATTCAATGTGCTGTGTGGCTATGGTCAGGGCATCAAGCCCATGAAGCGTATTATAGTACCCGGTCAGCCAAACGCTTACGAAGAGATATTCTCAGGTGAAGTGTACGACTTCTGTGAAGACAACGACCTTTCGGGTTACTTCCTTGAGCAGATGACCGACCTGAAAACATTCTACAATGTTTTCCCTGAACTCATTGCATCCAATGACGGTTTGAAAATAACTACCCTTCGAAGTAAAGAAGCCACCTTCTCGCGATGGGGCTCCATAGATCCTGCTGCAGGTCGTATTCTGAAACATTACTATTCTGCCAAATGGGGCGATGCTCCCACTGAAAAGGACGTGAGCGAAACCGATGTGCTTGATCGGTTCAATGCCATCGAATCCTTAGATGAATACATTGCCAAGAAAAAACGACGCTTTATTATGCCCGTTAACTTTCCTACTCCCGGTCGTAGTTACTATCAGTGGGCTACATGGTGGACCATCTTCTTTTCAGGTTGGTACGATTATTCCCTGATGATTCCGATGTTCAAAAAGGCGCTGCTCAAAAACGGACTGGGAGTGAAATTCATCATTTACCTTTCTCCAAAATACTTCAATTCTATTTTCAGGAATGAAGGTATTGATATCAACGACAAGGAAGCAGTTGAAGCAAGGGTGGCCGCTGAACACCAGAACTTTCAAAGCTTTTTGACCAATGCCGAAAATGCAGGGAAGGGCATTGTAGCCATCAAGGAAATGATTGCTTCGGGTAACAGCGCTATTGAGGAAAAGTATCTCGAGATAGTGGAAGTCAATACCTCCAAATCGGGCGGTGAACTGATTGAAGATTCAGGCGAAGTGAATTCAATTATCAGTTATGCCATGGCCGTTGACCTTGATATGCCAGGCAAAACAAGTGGAAGCATGTCGGGATCCGACAAGCGGGAACGGTTCATGATCAAGCAATCACTGATGAAAGCTTTTCGTGATAGGCTGTTGCGTCCGCTCTCATTAATCAAGCGGTTCAATAAATGGCCTGAAGACACTGTTTTCATGGTTCCGGATCTTGAATTTACTACCCTCGATAAAAACAAATCAGGCAAACAGGAAACCACTAAAGAATAAGCTATGCTGGTAGATACGATTGATAAAATGACGCGTGTGATCCCCACAATCGTGGATGACGATCTCACCAAGTTTGAAACCTATTTGGCAGATGCCCGTCAATGGCTTAAGCGTGAAATCACCGGTAAGCAATTGTTTAATATTCTTGAATCATCGCTGGATGCCGATTTATTGTCTTTTGCTGAAACAATAGTGGCGTACAAAGCCTATTTCGAAGCCATTCCGTTTGTTGACCTCATTGGCACTTCGGCTGGTTTTGCAGTGACCAAGACAGATACCAAAGCGCCTGCCTCTCGTGAGCGCGTTGATGCGCTGCGCATGGCCACACTCAAATGGCTGAGTGAATCAATTGAGAACCTTTTGGAATTCCTTGAAGAGCATCCCGACTACCACGACGAGTGGAAAGGATCACCCGCTTATTCATTGCTCTCAGATACTTATATCCTGACAGTTCGCGACTTTCGTAAGTATGCACAATATGAAGGAAGCCGGTTGGAATGGATCAAGCTCCACCCTGAGATGATGAATGCCATCCGGTTGAAAATTGATCCTGTAATCAGTCCTGAACTTTCTGATCAGGTTCTTGAGCAATTGCGTGATGGTGATCTGACCCCGGCAAACAAGGCCATCCTTGAAAACCTTCGTTTTGCCTTCGCCAACTTCACGATCGGCAATTCCGAGTTGGCTGAATCTTACCTGGTACGTGTCCGCAATGGGATCATCAAAAAACTGGCTGACTATCCCGCATTCCGGGACAGCGACTTATATGCTTCCATCCTGGCAAATGTGATTACCAAAAACAAAGTTGAAAACCCAATTTTTAGAGCCGGCTTCTGATATGAAACGAATTGACATTAATAAATTACCTGCATCCTGGCATGAGTTGACTATCACACAGATTTATGCCGTATCAAAGCTATTCATCCGCAATGCCGGTGCAATAGATTTTACGGTGCGCTGCTTTATGGCATTCACCGGGTGGAAGTTGCTTCGTAAAAAAGAAGTTCCTGAAGATGGTAAAACATGTTTCTGGTTTCGCATCCCTGGTGAAGGCAAATACCTGATCGATTCAGAAGTTTATACCGACCTGGCTAAATCACTGGAGTGGATCATTGGTGAAATCAAACTCATTCATATTCTTCCCCAGCTGGGCAGTCTTGATCCTGTGGATGTTCGACTTTATGAAGTTTCGCTCGATGAATACTTACACCTTGATTCTGCTTTCTCAGCCTACGTGCAAACCAACCATGTTAAATATCTGAACCGTATGCTGGCGATTGTCTATCGTGAGAAGCATGAAAAATGGAATAGTGAATGCCTGGATAAAAAAGCACGTTGGTTCTGGCTGACCCCGTTTTATAAAAAGTATGTGATTTTCCTTTGGTATATGGGATTGAAATCCTTTCTGAAGGAACAATATCCTTACGTGTGGCAAGGAACAGGTACCTGTGAAATATCACAATCTCAGGTGATCCTTAACCTGCTTTCCTCTCTCAATAATGGTGATATCACAAAGAACAAAGAGCTTTTCAAAACGCATGTTCATGAAGCTTTCTATGAATTGAACCTGAAATCAGAACAGGCCGCTAAACATCAAAAATAAATAACCATGTTCGATCAATATGCTTATCTGAATTCTATTCTGCCAGTAATTACTGAAATAAAAGCCGTCAAACGCATCTCCGGATTGCGCGAACTGGAGGAAGTACTCGAGAATTTACGCGGTCTTCAGTATCCCCTTATCCTTGCAGAAGACAAAGGCGACGGTTTTTTATCCCTTGGAGGTCGCAACCTGGACAATGGCTACCATTCTTTTTACCTAGTATCGAAAGTCAAATTGGAAAACTCCGGATCCCGCGTTGAAGTGCAAGCCTTGTGTATGGCACTTGGTAAAAAGGTATTCAAACAAATGCTGGCCGACGGTGTCAACTTTGGCGACGCGGCTTATGGCTTCGATACTTCCCGGATCGACTACCAGCGCGTTGGTCCGCTGATCGATAACTATCACGGTTATTCCTTCAGCTACATTATAAAGGATGAAAACTTCAATCTATAATGGCTGAAAATCTTGATCTCAAGCTAACTGCCGAAGCATGGGCAAAGATCGTGATCGAACGATGGGAGAGAAAGATCCTTCGTCTGAAGATTGGCCAATATGGAAACAATTCAACGCATGAGCTGGCCAAGAGCTTCACCCATCACGTGATCACCAACGCTGATGGCAATCCGGAACAGATTGAATTCACGTTCAACTACTATGGTAAGTTTGTGGATATGGGCGTAGGCAACGGGGTGAAGTATGGTGAGCCTGGACGCAAGGCCAAAGCCTGGTATTCAAAAACATTCTTCAGCCAGATTGAACAGTTTAAAATTATATGGTCTGAAAAATATGGATTGAAAGCCCAGATGACCATCATTGATACCATTCAAAATACAACGATTTAAAAATAATACAATGGCAAACGATACCGCGAAAGCAACGATCTACCTTGATGGCAAGCAGGCTGAATCCGCCATCGACATACTGAAAGCCAAGGCAGCAGACTTACGCAAGGAGTTAAAGAAGGCTCAGGATGCAGGCGACAACATCAAGATGAATAAACTCTCCGGTGAACTCACCAAGGTTGATTCTGCCTTATCCGGAATACGCAAGGAATCGTTCGATGTGCAAAAGGTTTTGAAAGACTTGAATGGTTCGTCGATGAACGATTTGAAAAAAGCGCTGGGCCAAACTCAAAAAGAATACAATCGGATGAAACAGACCGATGCCGGATATAAAGATAAAAAAGCGGAAGTTGATAAATTGAAAAATGCCATTAGTGAAGCCAATGGTACAATGAAAGACAGTGGAACTACTTGGGACAAATTAAAAGATACAGCAAGCGGCTTACTTCCTGCCTTTGGTTTTGCTGCCATTGCTGCAGGAGCTGCTGCAGCCTTCGGTAAAATCATAAATATAACCGATACACTTGGCACGCAGTGGGAAGCTTCGGTGAATGGCATGAAGGAAGGGTTGAACGAATTCTGGAGGACTATTGCAACGGGTGACTGGAGTAATTTTACTACGAGAATGCAGGAAGCTATTGCGATGGGTGAAAAATACATCTATACCCTTGATGATATTGAAGATAAAACCCGATCGCTTGATATTATTGAAGCTGAATCGCGGGGCAAGATATTGGATCTGGAAGAAAAACTTCGTAATAAAACGCTGAGTAAGGAAGAACGAATTGCAGCTGGCCAGGAGCGAATTAAAATGGAAGAAGATCTAGCTGTTCGGAGAACAGGACTTGCTCAGCAGACATACGATAATGAAGCCGAATTAACAGCTTTGCAAACGGGGCTAAGTAAGGAACAGCTGAAAACTGTATTGAGCGATATGGATAGTGTTACAAAGATTAGGGCAAAGGCGTATAACGATCAACTTGATCAGTATGAGAAGCTAAAAAAGGCGAATGTGACAACCGTTGGTAATAATGGTATGAGCGGAGGTATTGTTGTCGCGCTCGGAGAAACCGACAAAATGATTGAGCTTAAAAAACTGTTTCAAGAAGCTGCTCCTGCTACAAAATTATATGCTGACCAGATAAGGGCAACAGGAAATACTACGGATGAACAACTTGATAAGATGGTTGGAAGCTATGTAAAATTAAAGGAAGCCGAAAACTCAGCGAAGGAAAATACTAAGCGGGTCGTTACGCAAACCAATTCATTGCTGGCAGGTCAGGAAGAAACTGGGGAGAAAATTGAAAATAAATCGGTAAAAAATAAAAAGGATGCTTCCGATAAGGCTCTCGAAATATTGGACACTGCCAACAATGAACGCAATAAAAAATTGGCTGATCAATATCTTAATGAAAATATGACTGATGCAACGTTTAAGGCAGCTCAATTCAAATTAGAAACGGATTACCTGATTGCAAAGCAGATTATTTTACAGAAAAACGGTCAAAGTACTGTTGACATTGACAAACAGATCAACGATAAACGCATTCAATCTCAGAAAGAGTTTAATGATGCGATGGCCAAGGCCGAGGAGGAAACACTGACAAAGAATGATCCTCTTTCAGGTGATGAAGTAGGTGTTGATCCTGCTTCGATGGTTACTCCAGAAGATATCGAATTTGCTTCCAAGAAACACTCACTTGATGAATGGGTTGAATATCTGACGCAGAAAACAAATGAGCAGTTAGATATCAAGAAAAAAGCCATCGACGACGAAAAAGCGATGCAAGAGGCTCGCGAACAGATAAACGATGCACAGATGAGTGGTATTGGTCAGCTTGCCGGCGTTATGGCTGGAATGTTTGAAGAAGGCTCAGCTGCTCAAATTGCTTTTTTTGCTCTTGAAAAAGCCATGGCCATTGCTCAGGTCTGGGTTAATTATGCTAGGGAGTCTTCAGCTATTCACTTTATGGCTGCAACGATGGGTGTACCCGGTATTGCATGGGAAGCAGTTATGCAGCCTAAAGCCTTGATCAATGCGGGTATCAATACTGCAATTATCACAGCTCAGGCAGTTGCACAGGTTGTTGGAAGTAAGAAATCAAAAAAAGAAGCAGGTCATGTTGTAGGAGGCTTCACTGGTCCAGGTGGCAAATACGATGAGAAAGGACCTGTTCATGCCAATGAATATGTGATTCCCATGGAAGGAACTCAGGCTGCCGGCATTCGTCCATTTATTGATTTGATGGAAATTGCACGGCGCAACGGGTCCTTGGCACGGTTGGATCTGAGGCCGGTAGTGCAGGCAATGGCCTCGGGAAATGGATACTCATCAGGGGGGCATGCAGTGAAAGGATCTTCCTCCGGATCAGGAGTTCAGGTTAATAATCAAAGTTCATTATCTGGGATCACTTTTGAAGAGCTTAAAAGGTTTAACGATATAATGAACAGGCTAGACAAAAATGGCATCAAAGCAAGCATCAATAAATACGGTGTCAATGGGCTGGATGAAGGCATTAAAGATATCGCAAAGTTCAACGCTAAAATATTCAAGAAATGAGCATTAGACTAACGGTTGACAATCAGGCTATAGTAATGCCTGTTGATGCAAGGATTTCAATTGAAAAGAACTCACCGGTTTTGAACGAAAATGTAGGTTCGTTCAGTTATCCTTTCCCGGTACCTACTGAGAAAAATAGGGCAGTGTTGGGTTATCCCGGGAGATTAGAACGTGCGGGGGATATTCCTATTAAATTGTTTCGGCTGGAAGACAACGGGGTGCATATTATTTCGGGAGAAATAGAGATTGACAGCGTGACGTCTGCCGATACAGGAATAGTATTGCAGTCGGGAAATACAGAGTTTTCCAAGCGGATGAAAGATAAAAAGTTGGAGGATATCAACTACGGTGCAGAATCATGGCCGACAAATGATGATGCTCTCGATTCAAAGCTGGCTTACTGGGATACTGCAAACACGACTGACAATGGTAAATATGTAATGTCATCGTTTCTGATCAAACCTATTTCGGGCACTACTCCAATTGTCATCAACCGACAAAACAAAGTAACTGAAGATTTCCAGCCTACGATACTTAAAATGTTTGTTTTTGCTATGCTTAGGGTTGGCAATTTCAGTCTACAGTTTAGAATTTCTTTCATCATCCGCAAGATTTACGAAAGTGCCGGCTATCTGATCAAAGAAGATTCTTTCAAACCTTCTCAGTTTAATAGTGCAATTTTATTTGGGAAAATTATAAACGTTGCCGATCACGGTACATTCATAATTCCTACCCTTGCTTCTCTTGAGTATTCAACATTGATGCCTGATGTAAAAGTATTGGACTTCATTAATACAGTGCAAAGTATGTTTTGCCTGGTATTTGATTTGGATGAGAAAAAGAAAGAGGTTCATATTACATTCAAAAAGGATATCTTCCTGAATGAAAGCCTTGATACAACAAAAATAACAGAACTTACAGGATGGGAACATACCGAAAAACGTGAGACAAAAGGCTATTCCCTTCAGTATACGGACCAGGATAATGAGAATGATACCAAATATGATTATGAAATTATGACGACAGCATTCACCATGCTCCCGGCAGTTGGGGTAGAAGGAGCTACAGTTCGCGTCATTTATGGAGTGTCACAGGCTGAGTATGAAGCAGGAGAACCTTATTATAACCGCGATTATATTGTAGTGAAAAACGCTGCTGATGTTTTGGAATGGATCGAAATTGGCAGGTTAAAGGCATCTAGGGAGGGTTATGGTGAAAATGAAATTGAAATAGATGTTAATATTCCTGATCAACAGAAATATACTTGGACCGGTCAAATTTTCGAATGTCCAACTCTCCCAGGTGTAACTTATGGCATAGATTCGCCTTTGGTTCCGGTGCCTTATCTGGCAATTTCAATTTATCGTGGGCGCAAAGGATGGGGTGCCTGCAATTATCCTTATACTTCATTTGATAGGGTTTCAATAGACGGAGAGATTGATGCAGGGGTGTCACTCAAGCCTGCCTATCTCTATGAATCAGTCTACAAAGATTTTATTAACTGGAAAACATACAGGGCGCGTGAATGCACGAAGTATCTGAAGCTTACCCTTATTGAAGTGGTGCAACTGCAATGGCGCAAAAGATATGTGATATCCGGGATCCCGATATTGTTGAACCAAGTAAGTTTTGAAGTTCCTTATAGCGGGATTGTGAAGGTGAATGGTTTCACGGCTTAGGCCGGAACCTGTCCTTTCCTGAAAGCATACTACTACATATTTTCACCCTCAGAAATAATCAGCTATGGCAATTACTGTATCAATCATAGATCAACCCTCAATCGTATCACTGGCCGCGAACCCTGTCAATTTTGTGGCATCGTCATCGGTAGCAGGAAAAACAAACCTGTACATCCACCTTTCCATCCTTCAATATGAGGGCGCTGCATGGGTGGAGACTGGTTTTGAGGATGCTATATCGGTGGTGGGCGGTGAAGCTTCTTTTCCTATTCAGGCTTATTTTGATTCAGTGCTGAAACCTGCCTTTACCTTCCCGGAGCATTACACAAATATATGCATAGCCCAGCCAGGAATGGTTACCCGATACCGGGTTAAAGTTTGGGAAACCTACATTGAAAATAACGGTACAATCGTGGATAAAAAGGCAACCGAAAGCTTGACTTTTGACCAGGACTTTTATGTTGTTCCCGGTGCTGTCTCCGAAGATGACCAGGGGATGCTTAATACACTTTCACAAACTTGGTGGGATGAATGGGTAACCCGCCAATCATTTCAGCATTGGTTGCCAGGCGTGAAGAAGACGAGCATCGCGGCTGTTGAAAAACTGTACTGGATTGCCAGGCGCACGGCTGCCGAAACGGTTTCAATTGCCTGGGTTGGCTCTGATGGGACGACCGGCACTGCAACCGTAGCTTTTGATATGACTATATACGGAATGTACGAATTGTGCGTTTCTCCAGCCATTGCTGAACAACTGGCGGGGAAAGCACTGGCAAGTTATACGGTGTCGATCGTTGGTCAATCAGAAACGGTTGGTTATACCATCGACAGATCTTACTATGAGAATCAGGAATACTTTCTCCTGGCGAACGCCTTTGGTTGCTACGAAACTTTATGGTGTCGTGGTGCCCGCTCGGGAGAACTTGAATTTGCACGCACTCAATATGAGCGCTCACTTGGATCAAGTTACCTGCAAACCGACCGTAAGCTGGGCGCTACCCGTGCCATGACTACCCGAAACCGCAAATCAAATACCGGATGGTTCGACACCGATAACTGGTTTAACTGGGCTCTTGCTCTGCTAGCCGGTGAAGATGCATGGATTTATACTCCTACCAACTTGGCGCCAGTGGTGATGGTTGGTGAAAAGTCAACCTACATTGATGATATGCAGGAAGACCCATGGAATTTGGAAATAGAGTGGAAATACTCGCGTGAAGGAATGTTAGGAGGTGGATTAAACCTGACAATGAAATATGTGTTGCCTCCTTTCTATTCGAAAGTAGCAGCTTTCTTCAATCGTACAGATCGTGGATCTCTTATAGATGTAATTGGCGGACTGACCGCTCCGCAAACAGGCATCAACATAGCATGGCCTGATATTGCCACTTCTGATGTGTTAGATTTTAGCGATGCAACCTACTGGGATCAGGCATTGATTGCAGCAGCCGGTTGGTACAATGCCACTACTCCCCGAACCTGCCCGCTTGCATGGATGCAGGGCTGGGCATGGGCCGAAGCTGCTACTGATGCCACTCATGCACGATTATTCCATAAGGACTATACAACAAATTTGCGAAGTATGATGCCTCTGTTGGTGTATAGTCAGGACTTAACTACTGTTGAACAGGCTACAGTAGTGAAATGGCTGGAGTGGTATTTTACGATCTGGCAGGGAACGAGTATTTTAAAAGAAGGAAATAACGTAATAATACAATAGATATCATGAGTAAAATTCAAGATGTAGATGCAAGGCTTTTCAAAGCTCATAAATCGTGGTTAAAATCAATTGATAGTGCCCTTATTTTTATGGGGTTCGCCGCTCCTGGTGATGCGACTCCGGCTGCTATCCTCAATCAGGTTTACATGGTTACTGCTACTGGTACGGTATTTGGATTGGCTGCCGTAGATGGTAATTTTTTGAAGGGTGATGTAGCGGGATGGGGAATGCTAAATATTAATGGTAGTTATGGGGAAATGAGTCAGAAAGCAAATAAAATAGATTTGCTAATTGAAGCTGATATACTATCAATACTATTCCCTTTTAAAGCGCTTACAAATACAGCTACAGCGTCAATAGATAACCACTTGACGATGCAAGCTGGTTCTATTTGTTTCGGTACGGCATTTGGCTGGAATATACCAATAAATTATAGGAGTATTTCTTTTACTATTACTTCAACAAAAAATATAACGGGATTATTCGTTTATTTATCAAGAACAGATAGTGGAGAAACAATTGAGTTATTTCCAATATCATGGACGGATATGGGAAATGGGTTATTTGAGTTTTCAGAAAATTATACAATATTAAACAACGACGATAGAAGGTTATTTGTAATGAAATTTGATCAATCAGTTGTTGCGGAGACCACTGAGATATATTTTAAATCAATTATCAGTGGAAAGTCGTTTTCTGAATCGTTAAATAATCAAAAAAATCAATCTGACAGTATAAATAGCAGGTTGGTTTTAATTGAAGATGTAGTTACTAATGTTTTATTATCCTCACTGATACCTTACAATAATGCAATTGACGGGGCTATTATATCCGTAGACAATCATTTAATTTTACCACTTGGGACGACTTGTCTATATGCAGTATTAGGATGGAATATTCCACTTCCTTTTAAAAATATATCATTCACGATTTATTCAACAAAAAATGTAGCGGGATTATTTGTATACGTTTCAAAATCGGATCATACAAATAATATTGAATTATTTGAAATTACATGGACTGTTTTAGATAATGGAATATTTAGCTTTACTGGTGATTGTACGACTTTTGAAGCTGATAACACCATTTTGTTTATAATGAAATTGGGCAGCAATATTCTGAGTGAAAACGCAGAAATATATTTTAAATCAATTTCTGACAATGACAAGCAATGGTTAAATGTATCATTGGCAAATCAAAAAGTATCAATTGACAATCTGAATGACAGAATGGCTATAATTGAAAATTTAGGAACTGGGGAAATATTAAATTCACTGATACCTTATATTAATACAATTGATGGTGCTTCAGCTTCTTCAGACAATCATTTAACACTTCAATCAGGATTTGCAAATTTAGGGGCTGTTATTGGGTATCAGATTCCATTTAATTACAGGAAATTATCATTTACAATAATTTCGACTAAAAATATAGCTGGTTTATTTGTCTTTTTATCAAAGTTAGATCATTCAAATAATATTCAATTATTTCCGATTGTTTGGACTAATTTAGGGAATGGAACATTTAAGTTCTCAGGAAATTACACCATATTAGGTGCTGAAGATGCTATTCTATTTGTAATGAAATATGATTCAATAATTGTTCCCACAACTACTGAAATATATTTTAAATCAATAGTCGATGAAGGAAGCCCAACGGTTGAACTTGGCGAAGTTAAAGGCATACCAACTGCATTTTTAGGAACGGATGGGATAGCTACGAATTTAGGAACAGCGATAAAACAAAATGGTAAAATCACAAGTATAACATTTAATGCAGTCCAAACAGGTTCAGCTAATTTTGTGCTGGGGTTAATTGATCAATGGGGTAAGGCAATTACTGATTCGCCGTTTAGTGTCTTAGTGACATATACGGGAGTTCAAACGCATTATGTAAATATTCCAATTAAATTAGGTCAACAAGTATTTGTATTGCTTAATACAAAAGTGATAGGAAAAACCACTTATGACGTGTATAGCCTTAATAAGCTAATTTATAATATTACAGGAAGATATGATGTTGTTACGCCGTTTAATGGGGCAAATGGCGGTTCTTTAAATTTAAAATATACAGCTGAATATGTTTCTGAAACCGTTTCATCTCTATCGCTTGTGGTAGATAATATTAGCAACAGAGTTGCAGCTATGGAGTCTGTAACCTATATTACAGATGACACAACAGGATTAAAATACAAACTATTAGTCAACAATGGGATTCTTTCAATTAAATCAACAGCAATAAAAAAGGCTTTGGCTTTGGGTAATTCAATTACAAAGCATCCAATAACTTCTTTTTGGTGGGGACTTTGGGGTATGGCGGCAACTATACGCGCAAAGGATTGGGTTCATGTACTTGAATCTATACTAAAAATAAAAGATGTAACAGCCGTTGTTAATGCACTGGAAATAGGAGATTTTGAAAGAAATCCATTAACGTTTGATAAATCATTTCTTGATTCATCACTAACTATTGATTTAGATTTGGTTCTCCTGCGAATTGGCGAAAATGTAGGTGATGAAACAAATTATAGCGCAAATTTTATATCATTGATTGAGTATATCTGGAGTAAGGTTCCCAATTGTCAAATCATAGTTGGTGGAACATTTTGGGAAAGTATTTCGAAAAATACAATAATGAAGGCGGCGTCTATTGCAAGGGGAATTATATTTGTGGATATGTCTTCCATGTGGGGAAAACCTCAATATAGCAGTTCAATGGAAACATTGGTTTATGGTGATGATTTCATTTGGCATTCAATTTCAGAAGGTGGTTCAACGGCGCCAGGGGTTGCCGCACATCCGGGCGATTTAGGACATCAAACAATTGCTGAATTATTTGCTGCGGCATTAGGTTACTAATATTGAGGGGTTCTAAAATAACAGGTTCATCGGATACTGATGAAATATATTTAATTAAATTTGAGCTGTTATAAAAACACAAATTTTATGAAAAGGAAAATTGTATTTGTTATTATTATTCAATTGATTTTAAATATTATTTTAGGAGGATATTTAATTTATAGTAAAAGAACAGGAATTAGTTTAAAGATTAAAAAGGTCTTTTCAAAAGAGACGATTGTTACAAAAGACCAATTAAGTAAAATGAATAAAACTTTAATGCCAGTATTTATTGATACAAGTAATAATAAATCAGGAAAATCTTATAAAATCCTAGTAATTGGAAATAGTTTATCTTATCATCCGTTATTGGAAAACATTGGTTGGAATCATATAAGTGGTATGGCTGCAACTAAACAGGAGAATGATTTTGCACACTTAATTTTCAAAAAGGTAGAGAGCAAATTACCCAACCAAAATATTTCTATTCGAATTTCTAATTTATTCGCATTTGAAAAAAATTTTAAAACTTTTAATTTTATAACTATTGATAGCCTAATTAGTTATAAGCCTGATTTAATTATTTTTCAATTAGGTGAAAATGTTTTATTTGATGAAATAAATACACCTGTATTATTTGAAAATAAATATGTTGATTTAATAAATTGTTTCAAAAAAGATAGTACTCCTATAATCATTTGCACTACACCATTTTTCCCATCCTTGGAAAAAAATGAAATTATTGAAAAAGTTACATTAACTACTAGAAGTTATTTAGTTGATCTATCTCATTTACCATTATTGGATGAAGAAAATTATGCAAAAAATGAAAATGATTATAAAGGAAATAAAAATGATTGGAAAGATGGTGGCATAGGTGTACACCCTGGGGATTATGGAATGCGGAATATTGCACAACAAATATTTATTACAATAAATGCAACAGTAAATTCACATTAATAGAATTCATTTCTCACTTCATACGAAGCGTGTCCAACTGGATGCGCTTTTTTTATGTCTTAATGCCAGTAAAACTTGATTAGTGGTTTGATTTTTTGTCCTTTCGTGAGGCAGGAATTTGGGGCAACTTTGAATCATAGAAAAACAAACGCAATCTTCCCGGCTCGCGAGGGTCCTAAACTAAAAAGGTATGACTGAAAAGGATATTAACTCAATGAGAATGATGATAACCGACTTACTGGCTACCCATACTGAAAAAATTGAAGGAAAATTTAATGTAATAGCTGTTGAGTTATTAGCAATTAAGGTGCAGACTACCAAGACTAATGGCAGGGTTAATCGACATGATGAAGAGTTTAAGCTGATATCAAAGGCTGAGGATATGCATGTAATCAATTGTCCGCATAACAAGCCTGTTGCCGATTTTGTTGCCATTCGAAGATACTGGAAACCGATTGTTGCCGGACTCGCTGTAATGGGATGTCTGGCAGTAGTCGGAGCATACGTCACGGTCGATAATTTCCATCAATTATTTCAGAAAGACATTGTAATAGAAAAAAGAGTTGATGATAATACAGAAGGTGTGATTGATACAAAGGAAGATGTATCGAATATTAAAGATGCTGTGAATAAACAGGGAGTCACAAATGCGTATGAATACGGTAAGAATGAAAAGTGAATAATCATCAATAAAATAAAAATATGAAAATTGTTCAGAAATTTTTAGTTGCAGTAAGATCTTATTTTATTACAGGCAATTTCAAGGAAGAGATCATTTCGATACCGATAATGATTCTCGGATTCTTCGCGTTAAACTGGGGACTTGGAAAACTATTTCCTTCGTCGGCTTTCTTTGATTTTTTCAGTCAGGTTGAAACCATTGCCTTCCGGGTATTGGCTTATGTAGTAACGATCACCATGGCATGGCTGGGATTGCGGATCATGTTCCCCTCAGTATATAAGTATTTACATGAGGAGTTTTATCACAACTTCGATACCATGCAGGAGGAAGATAAAAGGAAATGGGGCATCAGGATATTCCTGGTGTTGTTGATTTGCGCTGCCTTAGTATCATCAGGGAGAGCAGGAACCAGGGAAGAGCTGACAAAAAAGTTGTACTCTGAATTGTATGTCCGGGAAGTTACCCCTAACAGCAGTCCAGAAATTGATACTTTCCTATCTGCAGTTGGTGTATATGTTCCGGCGCCATGGTGTGTGGCTTTTGTTTCCTACAACCTCAGTTCATTCAATGTTCCCAATCCAGCGACGGCATGGTCACCCGACTATGCCAGGGTAAAAAATATTATTTGGACTCCGAAAAAGCCTACAATCAAACCACTGGCCGGTGATGTGTTTACGCTTTACTTTTCATCGATGAAAAGGGTTGGGCACGGTGGTTTTTATATCAAAACTGACAAATCGGGGTATTTCATCACAATTGAAGGGAACACAAATGGAATGGGATCCCGTGAAGGCGATGGGGTATATGTGAAGAAAAGAGCGCCTGAAAAAATTTATGCAATCACTCGTTTCATTAAATAAATCTATCCAGATGAACATTACAAATAGAATTGAAAACATTATTATCGCTGTCATAGTTGCTGCTATTTCAATCGCGCTGACGGTTGGGATCATGGAAATGACGAGTATCAAAGTGCTAAAAAAGGAAATTGCCAGGCAGGAAGTCAGGAACGACAAACAAAATGCAGTGATCTTCGAGCTCGCGAAGATCGAAAAATACAAAATTGAGAACCGCTTTGACAAGCTGAAGGCGAAGGAAGGGCAGATCGTATTGTCGCTTGACAACAAATTGACGACACTTAAGCTCGACTCGATACGACAACCAGTTACGGAACCAGGCATAGCTGAAGAAGAAAAAAAGGGATTCTGGAGGAAGTTAAAATTCTGGTAAGAAAATCTGTCCTTTCACCTGTAGGTGAAAAAGAAGAAATTTGATCATTCAATTTATTCATCAATTAAAAATTTCAACCATAGAGAAAGTAAAAGCAAAATTCAGATGCAATTCTGTAACAGACTTCGGAGGACAAAAACAAGCAGTAATGTCGGCAGTATATAGCCAGACTGGTGAAAATGCAGATTTCGCAAAAGCAACTCCTTACGGTGAGTTGAAAATCAACATTGATGCTGAACTTCCTGCAAGTGATTTCTTCAAGCCAGGCAAAGAGTATTTCCTGACATTTGAAAAGGCAGAGTAAGATATTGTTCCTACAAGAACAAAACATTCATTTATTTTAATTATTCATTCATTAAATTTATCAAGATGAAGCTATTTTTATCAATTATGCTTTTCGCGATCTGTTTGTTTTCCATGCCAGGGACGAGCTCGGGCAGCGGATCACCTCCCAGTCAGGTCAGTTTTGTCCAGGGCCAACCCGTTGACTTTACCGCGATGGTGATCAACCAGGTCGCAAATTACGAGTTCACCGCTTTCGTGAGTAATCAAACCTTTGAAATGGCAGTATTGCCGAAGGAAGGAGGTTTTGTTGTTGTCCAGGATAGTAATCTTGAATTGCAAGCTACCTACAAAAATGATAAGAATGCAACTTTTAATACTACAGAAAATACGATGTTGGATAATGATGATATTCGAACGTACTCTTTAACTGATAAGGTGCCAAGAAAAACAATCACACAAAATATTGAATCGAGATCCCGTTCCACTATACGGGCGGATTCACAGATTTAGTCCCTTTTTTCAATTTTCATTATATTACTTTGCCCCTGGTTCACGAGTTGATCCGGGGGTTTTTTATTGAAATTAGGTTGTAGGTTGTAACCGAGTTAGAGAGCGGGCATTTTAAGCTTTATCTCAAGGTTTTCATATAATCCCATCGACTTTAAATAAGTGTCAGTTTGCTGAATTGATCCATGCCGGCACTGAAGCTGGATACGTTTTAGATCAACGCCGGCTTTATAGGCTCTCACTACTCCGGTGTGTTTCCATGCGTAAAGAGTGTGATCATCTGAAAATTTATGAAGTGTCAGGAATTTACTGTGCCGGTCATTCATCCTGTTTTTCGAAATGCAGGTTTTTTTACCAGGGAAGAGCCAGTCACCTGAGCATTTTATTTTGATAAGATCAATGATACTGTCCAGGAGGGAATCTGTAATGGTAACAAATTCACTTTTATTGTTTTTCGAAATGGATGCATCGATATAAATCAAGCGTTCAGATAGCCTGATATCAGATACTTTTAATTGCCTGATCTCATTTGGTCGGGCAAAAGTATTATACATTATCTGGATGAAGCTCCAGAGTTCGGGATCCTTGATTGAAATTTCACCTTTTAAAAGCTCAATTTCAGAATCAGTATAGGCCATATTTCTGAGGCTCCGCTCTTCCTTCTGCTTTTCAAGTTCAGAAAAAGGATTTTCCTTAATGATTTCACGCTTTTTAAGCAGGCTCCAAAGCCGTTTAATATAGCTGATGTCATTGTTAATCGTTGTTCCTTTTATGCCTTTACTCAGCCGCCAATCAGTATACTGATAGGCATCCTTTCGCCTGAATTTATCTACTTTAATTGAATCAAGACCATTCACCCGGGCCCATTCAAGAAATATATTCATACAAGATGAATATGAATTGTAGGATCCACCTTTTAATCCGGAAATCTTGAGCGCGTATTCCATGCCCTGGCGAACTGTTAGATCAATTGATTTTTCTTCTATTTTGTCATTGAGGTGGTAACCATCCTTCAACAGATCGTTGATGGATTTTATTCTGGCTTTGGCATAAGCCCGACGAATCCGGAGTGTGTCCGCTTCATCCTTTCCATTTTCCCTGTCAATGCCATAATCAAATCGCCGGACGGTTTTTTTCTCAAAGTCACTCCATACCCAAAATTGAATGTACCACCGGCTACCGGTTAGATTTCCGCCACGATCGTTTAATGATGCTGCCTTAAAAGGTAATTTTTCTGTCTGTGTCTTCATTTTTACAAGTTTTAAAATACTTGTTAGAGGCACTGAACAGATGACTAAGTGTGTCAAAGGTGTGTCAAGGTAAAAAACAAGAAACCCAACTAATTGAATAACAATTAATTGGGTTAGTATAAGGGTGGATGATGGGATTTGAATATTTTTAAAAGCGTAGTTTATAAGAGACTGATACCCAATACTAAGTTTTTTAAATCTGAAGTATTTAACTGTGTCAAGGTGTGTCATTTTGATTATCAGTATTATACACGTCTATTTTGTGTTTTAATGATAGTGATTTTAAATAAGAATTTTCCTTCCATAGTCGCCTATTTTCTTCCAGTAAAAAGTAATATCTTTCCTTGAAGCCTTTCAGTGCCGTAAATTCATCATTTTCTAATGATGAATAAAATTCAACTTTCTCCTCCTTAGTTTCATCTTTTTCGCGTAGTTCATTAACTGTAACTGAAAGAATTTCAGCCAGCTTTTCAATGTCATCCTCAGTTAGCCTTTTTATTATTCCTTTCTCCAGATCATAGACCCATTGTCTACCTCCTTTGCCAACTGCCTTTCCAATAAAGGTAGCTGATATTTTTTTTTCTTTCCTTAACCTTTTGACATTCTGACCGATGGACATAGAAACATATTAAAGCAATAAATAATATTTCAAAACACTAGGTTAATTGAAATAAAATCTATTACATTTGTAAAGAATTACATACAGCATGTAACGATTAATAGACAAATATATTAAAATCCATGACAAAGTACAGAATCAAAAAGTTGCTTAATGAATTGCCGGCCATTGATCGTGATATTGCCATGCGTAACCTACCGGCATATCTGAATGTAAGCCGTCAGACTTTCAGTAAAATACTGAATGTCAAATTAGATGATGCTTACGAACCTGCAGCAGGAACTCTTATTAAACTTGCATTATTTCTAAATTGTACAACGGAGTATTTGCTTGAAAATGTTCCGGAGGCTATCACTATCGATGAACTTCGGGTCTTACAAACAGAAAAGACGGCGAATGATCTTTCATTATCTAAATAGAATATTTTGTAATATTTTATAATACAAATATCGAGTCAAAAAGAAATATTAAATACTACCTGTTATGATGAATTTAAAAAATCTTGAGTTTCACAGATCAATAGATGGTAAGGACGCCATGTACAGATCGGCTGGTGACAATCAAAGTATTGTACTTGATCAAAAATCGACAGATATTATTATCCCGCTATTGGCACAAGTAGAAGCGCAATTCCCAAAATGCCACAAACGATTAAAAGATATTTACGGACAGAACAAAGATTTCCGCTTCCTGGCTTCCAGAAGATTCATCAAATGTAATGGTAATGAATATGACAATGTTCTTGACATTGATAATGAAGGTTTGATTCATCCTGAATTAGTCACCTGCCCGATGCGCGGTGAATGCTTTGATGAAGGAATCATTTGTTTGCCTGAACGCAAAACAGGATTAACCGCTCGCGAAAAGGAAATTGCCCAGCTGGTGGCAAAAGGAATGTCGAACGTGGAGATTGCCAAAATGCTATTTATAGGTATTGACGCAGTGAAATCACATGTTCAAAACTGCCTTCGCAAACTCACCCTATCAAACAGGGCTTCACTTTCAACCTATATTTCAAAACTCACTTAACTAACCGGGGCGTCTACGTTCTTTCAAATTACAACCAAAATTAAGGACGCTCCGGTTAATAATAATATAGCAGTTTAGACCACTGCTTTGCTAATGGTCTGCCGAATTAAAAATTTAATCACCAAAATAAAGCATTATGAAAGCAAAAGTTTATATCAATCAGGCTCTTCGTGCATTAGTTGCAAAATCTATTGACATTGAAAGAGAAGAATATATCTGTCATCAGGTATTTCAAATAGAGGTTGAAGTTGAGTACAGAATCAAAATACTTGGCATCCGCTTTAATCCAGAACAGAAAATAATGCCATGGAATTCAACTTTTGCTAATTATTGCTTTGGTAAGGGAAAGATAAGTTTCGAAACATTCAAAAGATGTTGCTACGCCTTGCTAGAACCAGAGGCTGAAGTAGCCTGATAAACGATATTACCCGCAGGTCTGGGCACTGCTAACCAAAATTGCCCTGCGTTCTCGCAAACCCACGTCAGTCCCGGTACTTGCAAGCTACCGGGACACTGAACCACCGAAGGGGAATTGACTGAGTACATAATATGATCGAGGGAGGGCATACCACCATGGAACGCTGTTTGAGCTGTGGCATTTTAAAAAGAGGGACAGTCGAATCGATCAAAATATACTCAGTTAGTAGCAAGTTTCCCGCACAAGCGATAATGACCGGAGATATTTATCTCCTGACAGGCTGGAAAGACAGCCACTTTTTTCAACTGAATTTATTTTCCTGAACAGATATCCTGGGGTAGATCCTAAAGTGGTGCCCCAGGTTAATAAAACAAAACAAACACACCTTAATAAACTTAATGCTATGAATGTACAAATTGATGATTACCTAAGCAACACTCCACTTTTTACCCTTATGAATTTGACACAGTTTGAACTTGAATTGCTGCAGGAGGGATTGATTGAGTTGAAAAACAACCGGATGAAGGATGCTGAAGAATTCAAGGCTGAACGCCATAGCTGCGTTGAGATGTACCATGCCATCGACCGCGCGATCGTTGAAAGTAAGGAAGCGAAAAAAGTTTAGGTCATGGGATCAATCAACAATAAACTCAAAGGAGCTACAACAGCACATTGTCTGCAATGTGGAAGTGAATTTAAAAAAACGACTGCTCTTAATGATTTTTGTTCATTAAAATGTAAACGAGCGCGTGCCAACCAACTAAGATCACCGAAAGTAAGGGTTCAAAAAGTAAAACCAATCAAGCAAGTGAAGCCACAAAAGACAGTGCTTAACCAGCGTAACCCAAAAAATGAATCAGTGGCTATTGCTGCAATGATTGAGCTGAACCGCAATGCTCCAGTGAATGACAGGGAGGTTATTCAGAAAAAGAACATTGTTAGTCCTGATTTATCAAAGATAGAATTTAAGATATATGACAAGCAATTTAGGATAATGAGATATTTCACAACAGAAGAAAAATACCGTAATTACTTAAAAAACAATTAACCATGAAAAAAATTACAGAAGATTTAATGATCACCGGCATCGACATATCAATTGCCAGGCTGGGAGCAACAGTAAAGTTTAAATACTGTGATGAATATGAGGCTAAGGCTTGGTACCTGAGACAGTCATCCGGTAATCAATGGCTTGAAAGTGGGGATGAAGTTAATACCAGAACTCACGATGATATTACCGAAGAAGTGGAAAACAACGAAGAAGAGATTCTCTCCTGGTTAGAAGAGCAGTTTGCAAATGAAACTGATAAGGTAGATCCTGAGAAAGTAAGCTACGATTTCCTTCAGCTACAAAAATTGCAAGGTTGTGATCTTGCAGCCATTGCCCATGACTATGGTGTAAACACAACTGAAATGGGGAGACAAAATATCATGTATAAAATACTTGAAAAACAAGCAGAAGTATAAGCCATGAACACAACCAACCCCAACCAACTGATTATTGCTGTAGATTTTGATGGAACAATCGTGGAGCAGTGCTTCCCTGGAATCGGGATCCCGAAAGATTGGGCATTTGAAACCCTGATAATGTGGAAGGATTTTGGACACAAGCTGATATTGTGGACTTGCAGGGAAGACAACCAGGAAGGCAAACACCTTACTGAAGCTGTTGAATTCTGCAAAGAGCATGGTCTTGTGTTCGATGCTGTGAATAAAAATGTTGACGGTTCGCCTTATGCACACCTGGGTGCTGGGCGCAAAGTATATGCTGACATTTACATTGATGATAAATCAATGGTTCCCTGTTGGGAATATCGTACAGGAGGGCCGTTGATATGAAACTCTGTAATCACGAGGTCTGGCACACCTGCGATAAATGCGGGGAAATATACGACCGTAGGAAACATGGAAATAACTGTCCTAAATGCGGAAATGCAATATCAAATTTTCAAAATAATACAATTTTAAAATACCAAAAATGAAAACAACCTTTTATGTAATATGTGTAATAATTGCCTTGCTATTCCTTGCAGACACTACCATTAAGTTTAACCCTTTCAATATCAACTTTGGTAAGATTTATTTTGCGATCGGATTTATATTTATTCTTATTGGAATAGCATTCATTGAACTTCAGGGTAAAGTAATTGGCAGAAATGATGTGCGTAGAGTAGTAATAGAAGTAAATAAGGAAGAGAAAGTGCAACGCCAGGACAAATGTCCCAGCTGTGGATTGATCCATCCTTTGGTTAGAGAATTTGGTTTGTGCGGTAAGTGTGCCGAAGAACAATATTAATCCACTTTCGACATGATACTTATCTACAACAACCGCGAAATAAAGCTGATTCCCCGCAAATACCAGGGCATTGAGAACATCACCGATTACCTTGAAGATTTTGAACACATGAGGTTAACGGATGATGAACGTGATATTCTGGACAACCGGATGTTTCGCCAGGAGTGTGAAAGCTTCCTTGAAAAACTGGAGCAGAGCGAAAACCTGGTGCATGAACATGTCAAGGATGCCTATCCCATGCTTTCGATCAAAGCCAATACCAGCGACGGACAAACTTATTATGCCATAAAAATGAGCAACAATATCTCAGTTCGTTGCGATGAATCCCTTTACCGGTTGTCTCCAGTGAAGCATAAAATAAACTACACCAATTCTCTCTCCAGGCAAATTGCACCTCCAAGTGAGGAACAACTTAGAATGTTTGAATAACCATTAAAATCAATCCAAATGAATACTGAAGAAAAATCATTAAAACAATTCAGAGTAGCAAAATTATGGTTGGACCAATACCTGAGCAATCTTAGAACCTACGTGACAATTGATAGCTATTCTATCCAGGATATATCAAAAAAAATAAAAGGTAAAGGGTTGGATGATGCCCGTTGCCTTTTACGCATGATGGTGAAAGAATGCGAAGCATACGATACCAGGATAAAAACACAGCAAACACTTTTAAACAAGCTTAAATATTCGAAAGACTGGCTTAAAAGCAAAGTGTTTGCTGGAAATAGTATTCCCTTTAAGCAAATTGATCAGTTAATTGAAAAATATCATGATCATGGTGGATACCAGATTTACCGTCACGTAATGGGTCATATGAATTTAGAAACAACTGCTCCAGATAATGATTAAGACCAAATTTGAAAAAGGAGCCGAATTCCAAACTCCTGCAGCAGTCGCAGAATACATGCGTAGTTTAATTCCTGCAGGAACAATTTCAGTTCTGGAGCCAACACCAGGAGAAGGCAATATTTTAAACCTGTTGGGTGAATATGATGTAACTGCTCCAGCTAATTTTTTCACACTGGATCCATCACGGTTTGATTGCATTGTAATGAACCCACCATTTTCATTAAAGTATGCATTCGGGGTTCCTGAAGACCTTGAAGCGAACGGCATGAGACTTGGATATCACATTCTGCTTGAATGTATGAAAATGTCAGATCGGGTGATTGCCTTGATGCCATTGTTCACAATTTCAGATTCTGATGTTCGCCTGAGATACATGAAAACTTTTGGAATAAAATCAATTACTATGTTGCCTCGCAAAACTTTCAAGTATGTACGGATCCAGACAGCTGTTTTTGAATTGGTAAAAGGATGGAATGAAGAAACTGTTTTCAAGGCATTTGAATTAATGAATTTACCACAATTAGAAACTCAATCATGATTAAGACCTGGAACGAATTCTGCGCACAGATTGAAGCATCAGACGGGAAGCTTTCAGAATTCATTGAATCAGCCGGATTGTCATCATTGCAGGTAAAGAAGCTGCAAAAGTTCACCTGCGAATGGAACAAAATGAAAAGGCTGGCGGAGGCTTTTGATCAGTTTGTGGCTCCACTGGATCCGATCAAGGTTGAATCCCCATTTGACCAGGAAGATTTCCGCTATATCTGGAAAATGTGGAAGGAGTACCTCAGGGAGCAACACGGGATCTTGATGCGCACCCGGATGGAGCAGGCAAGCCTTGATTTTCTGACAGAGATATCGGAGAACAATCCCGACCGGGCTATCAATTTTATCCGGTTTGCTATGAAATCAAACTGGAAGAGCATTTACAAAGTTGAAGAAAAAGACAAAACAACACCAAAATCTGACAAAAATGGCTCTGATTACTAATATCATTCACCATAACCCACTGGTGATGGGCGACACTGAACGGGTGCAGGCGCTGATCCGTGCAACGGAATTCAAGCTAAAGGAATTCAAGTGCTGTTCTCCCATGAGTTATGAGGAGTTTAAAGAACTGCTGATTGCACATGCTACCGAAATGATGATCATGCGATCTGTAACTCAACCTTACATTGTTGATTCCAATAACGGTCATGTTATCAAACAATTGTATTTATATTTCACCAATAGCCCTGAATGTAGATGGAACCTCAATGCCGGCTTCATGTTGAGTGGAAAAGTAGGGTCTGGAAAATCACTCCTGATGATGGCTTACTTAAAGATAGCTGACGAATACTCCAGAAGACGGACCACAACCGTTCATTCCAAATTGCTGGCCGGATTGATCAAAAAGAATACCATTGAACACTACGAAAAACGTCCGATGTTCATCGACGAGTTGGGCAGAGAAGAAACCGAAACGAAAGATTATGGCAATGTAGTGAAGCCAATTATTGACCTTTTTGCACTTCGCTACGAATCCGGATCCAGAACTTATGCTACTACTAATTTTAAACTTGAAACTCTTAGCAGTAAAGAGTATTACGGTGATTTCATTGTTTCACGGATTCAGGAAATGATGACCCTCGTAGTATTGCCAGGCGAATCGAGACGATTGAAAAATGAAGTAAAAACCCGATAACACTTACTCCTATGGACCTTGAACCTTTCGACAAATTGATTATTACCCGGATGAATGAACGGACCAATGCGCGGATCATCTATGTCAGAATACACCAAGACGGATCGAAGACCTACATGTTAGAACCGCTACGGTTAGATTTCCTTCCACACAGGTCAGGTAGCAAGATTATGAGGATCACTTCAAGGGATATCGAAAGCAAAGAGGTGAATATTGAGAAACATGTTGTTTAAACCATTTAAACAAAAATATGAAAGCACTATCCTATAAACAACCGTGGGCATATTTAGTAGCTGCCGGAATTAAACCAATCGAAAACAGGACTTGGAAACTACCTGAAAAATATAAAGGTCAGAGAGTATTAATTCACGCCTGCGGATCACAAGGTAAAAAATTCAAGATCAACCTTACTGATGAACAGATGTTAGCTGCATTTGGGACTATTTCAGACCAAGCAATCAATAAAAATTTTGAATTTGGAGCAATTATAGGTTCGGTTGAAATGGTTGATTGTGTGATTAATCATCTTTCTATTTGGGCTGAAAGGCATTCTCCGCCCTTCAAACCTTTCAATTGGGTGTTGGCAAATCCAATACTTTTTCCTGAACCAATACCAGCAAAAGGAAAGCAATCATTCTGGGATTACCCCAATATTTTGGCCGAACCCGAAGAAAAGGACGGTGAATTATTTTGTCATTGTCAATTGCCAGTAAAAGAAGAAAATCAGGTAAGGAGCATGGGAAATTACTTTGAATGCCGCTATTGTGGTGGCCGATGGTACAAGTAAAAAAATTCATCTATAAACCGAGTTGAACCAAAACATAAATAAAAAGGGAATGGCGAAAACCTTAAAAAGAGTAGCCAAATACATAAATACATATAGAAATGAAAACAGCAGTTAAAAAAACTGACGATTGGGCAAATTTCATTTTGCGCAGAATTGAAAATGGTGTTGAAACAGACACAATGCTTGGTGGTTTTTACTCTTTTATAGATAAAGAGAAAAGTTCAGAGGCGTTTAACGAAGCTACAAAAGAATGGGATGCTGATGATTTGAAAGATTGTTATGCTGTAATAACATTTTTCGAAGAATCATTTATGCCATTGTATGAAGGTTCTAATTACTATGTAATGACAGACACAGGTGGAACTGTTGCTAATAGAACCAAAAAGTAGTAAGATTTCAGGCAGTCGCAGTTTTATTGCTGCGACTGCCTATTAACCCATTAAAACAAATCAAATGATTATAGAAACTACCGAAGATTTAGCCGATCAAATCGCTGATTGGCTTGGTATATATGGTGGCTGTAAAAATATAACTGGTGAGGATGATCTTTGCACCTATGACAGAAATAAGCCTTGGTGTTGTAGGGCTGGTTTTGTTACAGCAATAAAAGAAAGGATGATAGAAGCAGTTGAAAACGATAAAAAGTTAGGACTCGAATAGTTCAACTAGACAGACGTAACTGAACATTTATACATAATGAAAATGAAATTACAAAAAGGAATGATTATCAATACCTCGTATGGAACTGGTCCATATGAAATAAAGAAAATTAAATCCGGTTGTACATGTCCTGAATATCATCGAACAATAAATGGAGATGATACGCCATCAGAAACACATAATCACATTGTCGTTAAATATCTTGATGAAAAGCAGGGTTCTGCACCTGGATATTTAAATGGGTATAGAGATGATGGTTCAAATGTTTGGAATGACGATAAGATTATCGTTAAAAGTTTAAATGATTATCAATTATCACTTTTCTAAATTATCAAAATAAACTAACTTATTATGAGAATCAAAATTAAATGGTGGAACATCATGATATCTAAGGCTGGATATCTTCACATCCCGTTACTCTATTTTGGTTGTGGATCCAACGGCTTTATTATAAGGTTCCCATTTTTCGATATTGAAGTGAGCTGGGGTAAAGCTGCAAGGAAGCATCTCGCAATAGTTGCACGACTTAAAAGGATGCAAGCATATAAAAAGACCCTCTGACATGCATTACATGGTTCACAATATCGAGAAGGTATTAGATACCCGCGATAAACGATATATGTTTCTGAAGCTTACTTTCCCTGATGAGTTGCCAATGATTAATATAGAAGGGACTCCAAGGGAATCGGCCGCTAATATAGTAAGTCGATTCATCAATGCTGATTTGATCTGTGAATTCGAAGATATATTTTTTAAACATTTTAAATAGTAAAAACCAATGAAAAGCGAAACTACTTATTCAGCATCTGATTTAAAAAAAGGTAAATGCACCTCATGCGGTGAAAGTTCAAATGAAATTCTAATAGCTGATGATAGATGTATCGATTGCATCGAGCAAGAAAAGTTCATTGATGAAACCATGAGATTTAAAGATCGTGACCATGGTCCATTCGGTATGTTTTAAAAAGCCTTTAAAAAAAACCTCTTAAAAACCCTCCCAATTCGCGAGGGTTAAATTATTTATAATCACTGACCATGGCCAAGAAATTTAACGAAACCAAAATACCTGCAGGCGGATCTAATAGAGTTACTCTTGTGAAAGAATTCCTTGCAGTACACTATGATATAAAAATTAATATTTTCGATCATACGAAAGTGATGATTGAACCAAAGACCCGGGAATATGACCAAGAAATTTCCATCAAGGATATCGCACTTCACATGCTCGAAGAGGGAATATGCGGGTGCGCCTCCATCCTGAAAGATATCCTTACCAGCCCCAACCAAACCAAGCCTTATAATCCGATCAAAGAATACTATGAATCACTGGAAGGAACCTATGTTGGTGAATCGCACATTGACCGTTTGTGCAGCTTCCTTGTGGCTCGTGATTACGGTGATAAGGAGGAAGGCTACTATCAGAAACGCCTGGCATATACTTTCCGCAAGTGGATCGTGGCAGTGGTGGCCTGTGCGAAGGGGATCAAAGAAAACGATGCCATGTTTGTAATTGTGAACAATGAGGAAGGTATCGGCAAATCAACACTACTTGAATTCCTGCTTCCTGACATGTTAAAAGGTTATTTCACCAAGTCGGTAAAGGATATGAATTACCCTGATATGTTTACAACCAACCTTTTAATTCAATTTGACGAGATGGTTGGTATTACCAGGTCATCAGAAGAAGAGTTTAAGAACATACTGTCATCTAAACAAATCAATGTATCCAAACGCTTCACAACTACCAAGCAGCGCTATGCTTCAACGTGCGGTACCTCCAACAAAGATGCAGAGCATGGAGGCTTCCTCACTCCCGGAATGAGTTCACGCCGTTTTGCAATCAACCACATCGACGCGATCGACTGGCAATACAATGATCATGTAGATATCGACCAGGTTTGGGCTGAAGCGGTGATGCTCCTGTCGCAAAACTTTGAATACACCTGGAACCCGGCAGACTTCGCCGAATTTTCAGAATACAACAGCCGTTTCCTGATCCAGACTTCATCTTTCAGGGTCGTGAAAGAAAACTATCGTGTTCCAGAAGAAGGGGAGGAAGGCGAGTTCAAGCAACCGGTAGAGATTTTGCGCGATTTGCGAGCTGCAAGGAAGATCAACTCCAGCATGTTTACTGTATCAGACATCAATATCGGCATCGCCTTAAATCAGCTGGGATATACGCGCAGGGCAAAGAAAGCAAACGGTAATTCAAGATATGGTTACTATATAATTCAACTTTATTAAAAACCTTAATTTAAACAAAATGAAAATTAAAATTGATCAAATAGTAGAATTTACTGATGGTAGAATAGAACTTGTTATTTCTGGCATCAACCAGTTTTCAATATCCGAAATTCGCAACATCATTACTCAGGCTTTTAAAAGGTCCACTCCAAAATCAATAGACGATTATGAATTTGAAGAGACTCCATCGTTCAAGTTAGTGAAACAATATTACCGGGTTCCTCAAGAAGGAGAAGAAGAACTGATCAGGTTCAAACAACCAAAGGATATACTGCGTGATTTGCGGCCTGGATTCAAGTCCAATCCTAAAAAATATACCGTTACCGCCGTCAATATCGGGATTGCATTAAATCAGCTGGGATATATCCGATTTAGCAGGCGTATTAACGGTACTCCCCGGTATGGTTACAATGTAATTCCGTTGTTTTGATTTTAATTTATATATCTTTTTATTAATACTAAAGTAGAATTTATATTCTACTATTTAAAAACTTAAAAAGAGAAGAAAAAAAGCTTTTTGGATTACACCCTTACAACCTTACATTTAAATAAATGAAATACAATAGGTTGAAGGTTGTACCCGACTTTTTTAAGCTGGGTTACACCCTACCTACACCCATATACACCAATATTCACAATACAACCCGCTATATAGATATAAAGTATTATAATTCAAGCTAATATAAAAAGGTTGTAGGTTGTAGACGGTTTGGAAAAATATTTTATAAAAACACGCTTTTCAATCAAAACAGCATACTTTGAAGTCTTTATTCGCTTTATAATTAGAAAATACTAGCTAACAATTAGAAAAACGGTTACCTTAGCAACATCTGTTCGGGAAAATTGAAGAAATATCAATTTAACCCGAACTTTTTATGTCCGAGAAAAACCAAACCATGAAACCTTCTGTAGTTATTGACCTTCCACCAATCCTTGAAGCTTGGTGCCGTTTTGCACTTGAAACCCCACTCGATCAGGAAGAACTTGTTGCCACACGGAGAAACGACATTGGGAAAGCGATCAACGGATTTCTGACTAAGACTACATTGAAGCCGGTAACGATGCCTGCCGATAACCCGGTTGTATTCTTATTGCCAGTGACCGAATGCAACCAGTACTCCCTATTTTCGAAACATCTGTACATTTGTAAAGAAGACCAGGAACAAATAGTGGATAGGATAGAGGTGATGTTTAACCAGTGGATCGATGTATTTTTTCAGGATGGGTACCGGATGAACTTCTCACAGATGGATATCATCGAGTCGGTTTTATACATCCTGAATTTGCGTATTAATGTCGTTAATTTCGATCAAATTAAGAAACGTGACTATCGAAAAACCAAGTCTGATGTAAGAGAAAGATCGAAGATGATACTAAAACGAAGATTATCAATTGCTTAAAATATAAATATTTATATTTCAGACTTTGACACGTTTTTAACGGATAAAAGTCTGATAATGAGAGAGGAAAAACAAACATGAACAGCGCAGTTATCACCAAATGTGAGTACAGGTTAATCGAAAATCCTGAATTCACCATTTTTGATCTGATTCTTTACTCCGGAAAGCTGAAAGAAGACAACCAAAAGACAGCAGCCGGTATATTATTCACCACCGTGATTGAGCTGTCAATTTCAAAAATAACAGCCGGAAATGATGTATTGATTAAATTACTCAATAATCGCAAAGCTCAATTCAGGGTTACTGATGCAAACGGAACCATTTACATGGTCGGAAATGATAACTTTCCTGCCAGGCTTCTGCATCAGAAAGCCCTCGAAGGTGCTCCCGGATCATTTGGCGGCTACCGTTGCACCATCACTCAAAAATCACCAACCGGCTGCACCGTCAGCTAAACCCAGATATAAACGCAAGTCCTTTATTTTGCCTCCCTGATGTGGTAACGTTGTAACGCTCCTAAAAAGAACGTTACACATGGCCACAAAGATTAAATATTACGACATCATACAGAACAAAGCGACAAAAACCGCTGAAATTCTCATCTATGGTGTCATTGGTGAAAGTTGGTATGAAGAAAGCATAACTGCCCGTCAGTTTATCAGCGATTTCCGTAATCTCGAAAAAGATTGCGATATCATTAATATCCGTATCAACTCTCCTGGAGGATCGGTTTGGGATGGTCAGGCCATTTTCAATGCCATTTCCAATTCAACCAAAGAAATCCATACTTATAACGATGGTCTGTGTGCATCCATGGCAGCTGTATTGCTGCTGGCTGCCAAACCTGAAAATGTACATCCGGCAAAAAACAGCCTGTTGATGCTTCATTCTCCCATTACCGGTGCTTACGGTAATCGAAAAGATATTGAGAAAGTACTTGGAGTGATGGATAAAGTTCAGGCTTCCCTTGTAACTTCAGTATGTGAAAAAACAGGACTCAATAAAGAAGATGTCGATGCCAAATATTTCGATTACACCGATCATTGGTTTACAGCTGACGAAGCGATGGCTGAAGGCTTGTATCTGAATGTTGATGATTACGAAGCTGAAAATGTTCCAAAAAATGCTTCTACCCTGAAATTTTCTGATCTGGTGAAACAATTCGAACCATCAGATTCAATTTTCACCAATTGGATTGGCCGCATTGCTCCTGAAAGAAAAATCATTCCCGAAACTGACGACACTTTAATTATTTTAGATATGGACATTGTAAAAATTCGCGCGGCGTACGGTCTCACAGAAGACAAGTATCCGACCGAGGATTCTGTTCTGGCTTACGTTGCAAAACGTGAACAGGATATCAAAGACCTCGAAACTGCCAAAACAAAGGCTGAAACCGACCTGACTACAGCAAACCAGACCATTGTGGCCAAAGATGCTGAATTAGTGGCTCTAGGAAAAAAACCAGGGGCAACAACTGCAACTGTAATTACCGACACTGACAAACTTGACACTGTAGTTGATGAAGAACCTGCAAAGGATTTCATGTCTGCATTCAGCGCTTGTATGAACGTTCTTAAACCTCAAAAAAAATCATAAGTCATGATTGATATTGCACAAGCCCTTATTGATGCAGGCAAAAAATACAAGAAAGAACTTCTTGCTATGCC